TCATAATAAGGTTTTAAAAATTTAAAATTGGCGTCAAAAGTTTTTTATTTTTTTATTTAATCATTTTCAAATTATTGCTACGATGTCGCGTTTGTCGTTTTGTTTTAGTTCTAAAATCAAACGTCTTGGCAGTTTTCCACTCCTGTTTTTTTGTTGGTGGTATTTATAGTAAGGGGCTTTATTTCCGACCGTAACTTCCATTTTTCCTGGTGTTTTTTCAAAACTATTTTTTAACGTTCCCGTCCATTGTAGTATCGGTCAAGTTGCACTTGCTCCGCTTGGGGATTTTTTATAATATCATGATCTTTTTTGTCTCGCTTTAATTGTTGCTGCTGATAATGATTTCCATTTCCCTCCTCCTTCACTTCCTTCGCTTTCAAAATTACTTTTTGCGCTTCCTTCGATAAGGTTTCAAATATTTTTAAACTCATTTTTCATATCTTGCACGCCGTCGGCAAGTATTCTTAAATTACGAGATAAAACTTTTTGTCCTTCGATTTGAAATTCTAAAACTGCCATTAAAACTTCATATTAACGCTAAATTTGCGGTCTGTTGAATTTGTAGGATAGCCACTTATAGTGTTTTCTTGCCCTCCTGTTGTATCAAAAGACCCTCCGGCGTTATCTAATAGTTTTAATTCTCACGTCAATATTTGTTTCAGCATATCTTCAGCCCTGTTTATTCTAGGCACTCCGTCTTTATCTGTTCCTTCTGCGTCGGGTCAATATTCCTTCCAAAGTAAATAACCGGCTGCTAAAAGTTTTTCGATAAGGTCTAATAATCCAGCGGCTGGACTATTTACAAGTAATGTAGACGAAAGGGGTAAAGTATATTTTTGTCCGATTATTGTTTGAATACGTCCGTTTGCTTGTGTTCTGTAATCATCAATATTTACGTCTAAAATATTTGTATTATTTTTAAAACCTGCCTCATCTCTGACTTTTTGCGTAGTTGTGTAAGTTGTTGCCATTTTTATAAATGTTAAACAATAAATAATGCTCTAATATCTATAATTAAATTGTCGAGTTTTGGTTTTTCTTGTAAATATTCAAATACAGAGCTAAAAAATATAAGTCCGTCAATTCCTCCTCTTAAATTATATATTGGGGCAACGATTAAACTTTTTGTCCCCAAATCTGCTGCTATACCTCCGGCTGCTCCCGACAATTCTTTTGCTTCCTGTATAAATATAGGTCAATTTTGTTTGATAATCATTTCTTCATAATCCGCAAAAACATAGTAAGGGAGCTTTTGGTTGCCGATAGGATTTTCAATCATTTTTTGTAGTCCTTGTTTTGAAATTTCAGCAATTAGACTATAAAATATAAAATGGATTTTTCCGTTTCTCATCCCGTTATGATTTAACCATACACTAACGCGGTCGATTCCTTTTTCATTTATTCTCTCCCTGTTTTCTTCTAGGTATAGTTGTAATTTTTTTAAACGTTCTTTACTTTCGCGGTTTTCTGTTTCGTCTTTGTCTGCGTTGTATTGTCTGAACACTTCCGCTTTTTGTTTTACAAAAAACTTTTGATCTATGTATTTATACAAAAAGAATAATACACCTGCCATAAAAACGGTTGAAAATCCAAAGTCCGCAAGGGTTTTTATAAAGTTCATTAAATCCATATTTTTATTTTGTCGGTTAGGTAGTAAAAAAGCTAGTGGAATTTAACTCGTCCGCTAGCTTTTTACGGGCGGTTTTTCTTCCCCGCGTTTTCATTTTATAAAATTCAAATTTCTTTTGCTTTTTTTTCACTGATTTCTATTTCGTCCCCTTCTTGGTAAAGTTTACCGTCTACCCTAAACGCTCAAAAACCTTCTTTGATTTTGATTTTTTTATTTTTTGCGTCTGTTTTTGGTGTCTCATTTACTTTTTCGTCCTTTTTTTCTTCTTTTTTTGGCTCTACTTTTGGAACTTCGTTTTTTTCCTCGTTTTCTTGCGTTTCCTCGGCTTTTGGTGCTTCTTGGCTACCTTCTACCGTCTCGGTTGCTTTTCCTTCGTCCAAAACGTCGTCTTTTACGTCATTTTCTTTGACGTCTTCAACTTTTGGTGTCTCGTTTACTTTTTCGTCAACCGGTGTTGTGATTTTTTCTTTTTCCGGTACTTTTTGATTATTTGCCATAATATTTATATCTTAAAAATTAAAATTATTTAAGAATATTTGGAAGTGGTCGCCCACCTCCGTGTATTCTTTAAAATTAAGCGATACAATCTTTTATTAGATATGCAGCTACATTTGAAACAACTTTTATATCTTCGCAGTATTCCATTTCGATATAATCCCCTTTCTTTGGGTCGTCTCTCCATTTTCTAACTGTTAATTGTTGTGATCTAAAACCGTAAACAAACGAAATGTCGTCTACTGTTGGATTTGCTGTATTGATATAAGCAAGAACAACGTTTTTTCCCCAAATATCTCCGATAGAGTCTGTTGCTCCGTCGATAGCTGTATTTGAAACCGCACCAGCGATTATAACGTTCATGCCTCTTATTCTTTTTGGAAGGTCTCCATTTTCAAGCATATCAGTTTTTGTATATTTCAAAAGCTCGATAATGTTTGAGTCGTTTTTCATAACGTCTGCTACTGCTTCCGGGATGATAATCGTGTTTGGACGTCTTCCGATTTGTTTTCTTACTGCTTCTTTTGCAGTGTCTAACTCTTCAACGATATTTCCTGCGTATGACGCATTATTCCATTGTGAAGTTCATGACAAAGTCACTTTATTTGTAGACGCAAAATTACTAGCGTTTGTATAAAGTGCAGCAATTCTTGCTTCTCTCGCGATCATTAAACTTTGTTTAAGTCTGTTCGTTTTTGAGATTTCAAGATTTAATACGCTATCTGCGTTTTGTTTTTCTTTATCTAAAATAAACACATTAAGCGCGTATTCTTCCGCTGAATATGTAGATGTAGAAGTTGAAAAATCAATAGTTTTTGAAAGTGCTCCTGGTGCTCTCAAATCTTTTCCGTTGAAATTTCTAAAATCATCTGATTTAGACCATTCAAAATATTTTCCAGAGTCTTTTACTACTGGAACGTTTGGAACTACTGCGTCCCCGATAAGTCCTTCTACTTTATACGCGATAGATAGATTAGTTAGTGCCATATCTACGCTTACATTTCTTGCTGTTGTTGACATATTTGTATAAAAATAATAAAATAAATTAGGTTAAGGCTTTAATCCTTTAAGTTGTGATTAAACTGTTGTCCTTCTTAATAGAACGGGTATAAAATTACCTGTTGCACCTGCTTGTAAAGCAATACCAAAAGATAAATTTCCTGCTGTTGTTGTAGTAATTGCAACCCCTGCTGTTGTTGCTGTCAATTTGTTTCAAATTGCTACTGTTCCACCAAGTTTAACTCTTGCGATTCCGTCTTCTTGAACGGCTACGCTTTGTCCACTTGCTGCAATTATTGTTGTAACTCAAAAAACTTCGTCAGTTGCTGTTGTTGCTTGTGCAACTTGCCCTTCTGTTGTATCTAATTTTACAAGTGTCCCTTCTTCAAGTGCTGCCGCAGCTTTTGCACTGTAAACTTTCCCTTCGATAGTATACATATTTTTTAAAAATAATAATATAAAATATTTAACTCCTTTTAAGCGAGTTTATTGTCTTCCATGTATTTTGCCGCCTTAATGGTTGCGTTTTTTAGGTCTAACCCTTCCTTTTCTGCAAATTCCTTTGCTAGAACTGAAAGCGCAAAACTTTTCTCATCCACTCCTGCTGGTGTTTTCTTTGCAATTTCTGCAAATTTTGCTGCTGGTGTGTCTGATCCTGTTGCTCCTTTTTCTCATAGCTCTACCGTTTGAAAATTAGACGGATTAAGTATTTCGAAAAATTCTGCTGCTAGGTTGTCAGAAAGTTTAGAAGCAAAAGCGATAAATTTATCTGATGATTTTTTCGCGATTTTCCCTGTTGGGTTTGCTTCGCTAAAAATAAAAGAGTTCATTTTTTCTTTTGTTTCCATTTCTTTTTTACTTCTTGCCATTTCTGCAAATTGTTTTTGCATTTCTTTAATTTCTGCAAATGTCATTCCAACTTCGTTTTTTACTTTTTCGCTAAATTCTTTTTGCTCGTCGCTTCCTTCTGCTGCTGCTTTTGCTGCTGCTTCGTCTGCAACTCTTTTTGCTTCTGCGTCTGCTGCTTCCTGGTCTGCTTTTGCTTTCGCTTCTGCTTCTTTTTCTGCGTCAGTTTTTTCGTCTTCTCATGATCCGGCTTCCACTTTTTTTTCTAGGTCTGTAATAGTTCCCATTTCTGTTGCTTGGTCTTCTTGTGATAATTCACTAAAAGCCAGTTTTGCGTCTTCAAATTGTTCGGCAGTGATTTTTTCCGCTGCTGCTAATTCTGTTTTAATTTCACTAAATTTTTTTGACATATCAAATAAATTAAAATATAAAATGTCTTTCTTTTCTCCGTTTTCGTTGCTTCCAGTTTCCGACATCGCAAGAGCTTTCATCCTCTTGAAAAATGGACGGTTTGTGATAGCGCCTCAAACTAAAAGATTTTGTATTGTTTCCCCGCTTTCCTCATCGCGGAACGAGAAAAATAATTCGGGTGAAAAATACTTATATGCTCCGCTCTTTACGAGTTCTAAGCCTTCTTTTGTCCACTCCACTGTTGCAAAAACGGCGTCGCCACCCTTTTTTGCTAGTTTTTTAATCCATCATACAGCTTTGTGGTTTGGTTCGTGGTTGATATCGACCGCAAGGTCAATACCTCTTTTATTTTCTTGAAAGTTTTTTATAAAGTCGTCTAACATATCGGGTGTGATATTGAACTCGCCATATTGCGCGTGATTCCAGTTTCAAACCCTCATTATTTGGATTTCGCTTTTGTTTCCTTCCAGTGTCCCCATTTCTCCGAAAAATCTTATTTGTTGATTTGTCATAATAAAGATTTTAATAAATATAAATAGTGTCTTTTGACGTCCTCTTTTTTTACCGTTTTCCCGTTGCTTTCTAATACGTCAGCTATTAAGATATTCAAAGCCCTTCTAACTATTAACAAACTGTTTAAAAGTGCTGATTTTTCTATCGTTTCGGGTGTGGTTAAGTGCTTATTTGTTTCCATTATAGTTTTTGTATAAAAAAATCAATATTTTATTTAAACTTTATGCCTTGCATTGAAAGTTGCTCGATTAAGCTATCAAAAACCCCGCCGCTTTGGATTAGTTTTTCGGCTCTTGTCCTTGCGTCAATAGCTTCTTGCACGTCCCCGTTTGGGATTACTTTTTGCAAGTCTTGAAAATTATTGTATCACGTGCGGTCTCTTGGTATGCTTGCCGGTATAGTCGAGATTTTAGGTTTTATAAACTCATTGCTTAATATTTCCACCCAAAACGACCTGCAATTTGTATGCAAAGGCGGTGCAAACCTGTAAAAATCCGGGTCGTCCTTTGCGATAACTCTACCGTGTAGGCTTTTGCAAATGTTCGTCGTTCTATTGTCTAAAACTGCGGTATATTGGAACGCATACACTTTTTCCGGGTATGTTTCATAAACTGCAATACGTCCGGTATTAAATGCACCCCCTACGGCTGCGCTGGTTGTTGCTCTAATAAGTTTTTCTAGTTTCTGATCCAGGGCTTTTTCAATTTGTTTTAAAATTGCCGCAGTGCTAACGCCTTTTTGTAGTTGATAAAATGCTTCGTCTTTTGCTGTGTTTGTGATGTCGTTTCCGATTTTTGTTTCCATGTGGTCGGCTTGCGCTCTATACATTCCCGAAACGTCTTTGTCTGTTCCTGGGACTTTCACTTGCATTTCGTCGCTTGCTGTCTTTTTCCCTGTTTCAAATATTTCTTTGCTTATTTGGGCGTATTGTTTTGATAATTCCCCTTTAAATTCTGCCTGTATTTGGTGCAAAGCTGCCGCGTCGTTTGCTTCGAGTGCGGCTTTTATCTCTGCTAAAATTCTTTTTTTCTCTTTTTCTGTAATTGTTTTAACTTCTGCGTTAAATCTAGCCTCGAAAGCGTCAAAACTTCTTGCGATACTTTCCAGGTTGACTTTACGTTCTGCAAATGCCATATTTTCTGCGAAAGGATTTTGAATAAATCACATTGCTTTTAGTTTTTGGCGGTCTTCCGGTGTTGCGGCTGCGTCCAAAAGTTTTGCGACGATTTCGTTTGTTATCATTTCGCTTTCCTTAAAATATGCTGCGGCAGCTTGGTTGGTTACAAGTTGCAAAGTGTTATTTGTTGCCATAGTTTTGGATTTTAAGAATATCATAAATATTAAATGTGTTTTTTGCTTCTTGAAAAGCTAGCGCCTCCGCTTCGTCTGCAAATCCTGCCTCTTTAAATTGCGTTTGCTTTTTTACTTCGGCGATTTTTGCTTGCGTTGATTCTCTTTTCGTTGCAAAATCCTTTTTAATTCTTTTGACTTCGCCTCTATAATTTTGATTTTCTGCTCTTAACCCGTCAATTAACGCTCTCAAAGCCTCTTTTTTATTTTTGTCTTTTCCTGCTGCTTTGACTTGGTTTCTTAATTCCTGCATTTTTCAATTATTCGCCTCAACTTTTGCGTTTACTTGGTCGGCTGCTTGTTTTGCTGATAATTTTCCGGCGTTTAATTTTTCCCTCACTTGGTCTAGCGCTTTTTTAATGGTTGCTTTTCTTGCTTTTATTTCTTTGTTTGCTTCCACTCTGTTTTTATATGCTGCCGACCTTATGCTTTGAAGTGCTGCCATTTTTTCTTGTCTTTGTCATGATAGAGCTTTCAAATTTGCTCTAACTTCTTTTAGTTTTTGATTAAATGCGTCTCTTTGGACTTTTCCTGCCTTCCCTTTTGGCAAACTATCTTTTAGGCTTTTAAGTTTTTCAATGTCGCCTTTTATTGGTTTTGCTGCCATATTAAATTCGTCCCTTGCTTGCCCGATGTTCGTTCTTGCTTTTTCTAGGTCTTGGCTTGCTTTGTCTCTTTGCCCTTTTACTTCGTCGTTTGATTTTTTCCCTTTTCATTTCCAATATGCGATAAGTGCTTCACTGATTTTGTCTTTTGTCTCTTGGCTAACGTCTGCAAATTGTAAACTTTCGTTTTTTTCTGAAAGTCTGATGATCTCGTTTTCTGTTCTGGCTTGCAATTCGCTTGCTTCTAGGTCTGCGAGTTCTTGCTCCATTTGTCCGATTTCTGCGTCCTGGTCTTCGGGTGTCATTTCTTCCGGTGCGATTTCCATTTCGCTTGTGTCTTCCATTTCTTCGTCTGTTTCGTCTTCCATTTCGTCTTCCATTGTTTCGCCTTCAAGTCTTTTTGGTAGGTCAAAAACTGTTCTCACGTGGTCTTCCAAATCTTTGTCCGGTTGTATAATCCCAGCCCCTGCAAGTGTTGATAATGAACTCGATAATTTCGCATAGTCTACGTCCCCGAGTTTATTAAATTTAAGCTTTGGATAAGTTTGATTTTCTCAAAGCGTAAAATTTAAGTCCACTAATTGTTTTATTAAATCCCTGTTTAAAGTTTCGGCAATTTGTCTTGCTATTGCTGCAAGGCTTATCAAAAATAAATCGCTTTGGTCTTCACTTAACGCATAACTTCCACCGCTTCCGGCTCATAGTTCTAAAAATTGCGCTAAAATATTTTTGCTGATTTCTCTATTATGATGTGCGATACTTTCTTCCATTTTGCTTTGGCTTCCTGCTTTTAGGTCTGCAAATTCAAAATGCCAGTCGTCCCCTGGTAGTATTACATAAGTTTGCTCCGTGCTTCTTAAATTTTCCATTATGTTTTCCGCTTCCATTTTATCTGCTGCGGTTGCCCCCTTTGGTATTTTTAAAACTGGTATTCAAACGCTTTGCCTTTCGTGTTTAACTGCGTCTAGTTTATACAAAGTGTCTTTAATATACCAATGTTTGTATGCTGAACGCAAAACACTTGTCCCTTCGTAATTGTCCCCCTCTTGTCTGAAAGTAAAACGCACCAACTTTTCGGCTGGTATTGAAGGCGTAGACGTTCCGTTTGGTGTTTGCGTTGATAATACTTGTTGCACTCCTGGTAGTCCTTCGGCTGTTTCCCACTTAAAAACAGACCACGGCAACCTTTGAGCTAATTTCTTTAAAACGATTTTATCACCGTCAAATTTAAAAACTTTTTCAAATAACGAAAATCAAAATACTGTCATCGTTAATACTTGTCTGATGAAGTCGTCCCATGTAATTTCCATTTTTTCAAACAAACATTTTTCAATAAAATTTGCGATGATATAATCTTCGTCTGTCGTGATATATTCCCCGTCTACTGCTTCTGTTTGTCCTGGCTCTATATTCCAAAGTGTCGAACGGATAGGCAACTCCATAGCAAGTAAAGTTGCAAAAACTTGGGCGTCTGACTTTCTCATTTCGTCATATTTTTTTAGTCCTGTTGACCCTGTCAAATCCTGGTTGTATTCCTCTGAAATAAAACCTCAAAGGATTTTCGTTCAACTTGCCCCGGTCTCGTTTAACAACGTGTCGGTTGTTTCTTTTGTTTCTTCTGCCATATATGGTTAAAGTAAAAAAATAAATTAAAAACGGAAGTTTATAAGCGCCCTGTCTTTACGCTTTGCCTTGTCGTTCAGTTCTGCAACTTGTTTTAATTCTGCGGGTGCGTTCTTCAAAAGTTTTAGCCCGTATTTTAACGCGTCGAAGTCGTGATCGTCTCCGTTGGTGTCTACGTCTTCAACTCTTATTTTATCGAATTGCAAAGACGGTAAACTTTTAATAAGCGAGGTGCAGTTCTCAAATATGTGTATTCCTGCCTTTGCTCCGTTTTCGTGTGGGGTTTCGTAAGGTGTCAATAAACTTCTTACTAATTGCGCCCCCGATAATCTGTCGTTGTCTCCTGGAATTATATTTATTTTGTTCCTTTCTGCAATATCAAAAAAAGTTTCTCCGGTTGCTGCTGTTTTAGCCCTCAACGCTGGGTCTGCTGCCGTTCATACATAAATTTCGTCGTCCGGGCTGTTGTTTAAAAGCTCATCGCATAAATTTTGATATAATAGTTTTGTTTTATTTACATTTCTATAAACGTAAACCGTCCCGTCTGTTGGGTCTTCTGCTAGCCAAACAATACTTGAAGGGTTAGAATATCAATAATCCAGGGCGCGGACTTTCTTCCACTCGTATGGTATTTTGAAAGGTTTTATAATATGGATGTTCGGATTCCACTCAGTGTAATATTGCCCGTCAAAAATGTCCCAGTCCCCGTATAAATATGCCTTTTTTTGCTGTTCGTCTAGTGTTTCCAGTCTTTTTACATAATTCGGGTCATTTTCTAAAAGTGCGGGATTATCGTATAAAGTCGAGGCGATATATTCGTATTCCTCCGACTGCTCTCCTGGTCTAAAATCACGCTCAACCCAACGCCTTTTAATCCACCCGTGTCATATCCCCCCTGGGTTTCCTGTTCCGAAAAAACACGGTGTCCACCCTTTTTTACTCGTTCTTAAACGGGTCATTAAGAAGTCAAATTGTTGCTCTTTGAAATGTTGCAGCTCATCAATTCCTATTGCGTCGAACTCTGCCCCTTGATATTTAAAAACGTCTTTGTCGTTGTTTACGTGTCAAAATATAATCCTGCTTCCGTTTTTGAAAGTCATTTGATGTTTTGAACTATTGTAAACATAAACGTCTTTTGGTAATTCTGCTAAAAGTGGCATTATGATAGCTGCTTCGAGTTCCGGGAACGTTCTACGAAATAATCATATAACGAGGTTTGGTTTTCTTTGTGATAATCTTACGGCTTCCATACGTTCGGCTTTGCTTTTCCCTCCTCCCATGGCTCAACCAAAAAATCTATATAGTTTTTTTGATGTGTGGAATTGTCTTTGTTTATCGAAAGGCACATAATCTGCCTTTTTTGTTTTCTTTTTTTCTGCCATAGTTTTATTATAGTTTTTGACGGCTTTTAATATACTCACATATAGTTTTTTATACTAAAACATATACTTATATAGCCACTGTGAAATAAACTTTTAAAAAAACGCGTTTTTTACTGTTTCTAATATATAGTTTTTATATAAAAAAACAATATTTTATTATAGTTTTTGTCGCGTTTTAATATACCGGAGTTTTTATTCGTCATCGTCTTCGTCGTCTTCTCAAAATTGCGAAGGTGGCAAATCCATTGTAAACCCGATCGGATTTCCTCACGTTGTAAGGTCTGTTTTGTTGTATGGTGCGAACTCTGACGGCTTCTTACGCTCCAACCACCACTTTGCACTTGCAACGTCATTGTTTGATATTGCCTTGTATATCACACGTTTTGATTTTATAAGCGAAAAGTTCATCATTGCGTCTAACCATTGACTAAACTTTTCATTTATTTTTTTGTATCTTGTAACTGTTCTAAGGCTGCAAACTCACGCTTCCAGCACTGCTTCGCTTAAATCACACCCTATTTGTAAATAAGGTTTTAATGCCTCTTTTATGGCTTCCAAATCAGCTTTTGGACGTCAAGAGTGCATTGAGTTATATTCCGCCACACACTCGGGCGAGCATAGTTTTACGACTTCGTAATGTGTCTGAAAATCCTCGCCGCATAAAACACACTCTTTCCATATTGGCTCTTTGAGTCTTGTTCCTCTGCTTGGTGGTCTTTTTTTTGCGTTTGATTTCTTTTTTATCGGCTTTTGTTTTACTTTTATCTTTGCTTTTTCTGCTTCTTTTTCTTGCTTCAAAACTTTTTTAGCTTCCGCATTACTTAAATCTCATTTAACTTTTGTTTTTGCCATAGGTTAAAATATTAAAACATAAAGTAAAACAATAAAAAATATAATCATTACTGCGAGCATAGGGTATGCAAAATATTTTTGTTTTGTTTTCGTTCTTTGCATTGTTTGTCTTGCCTCTTTTTCTTTTCTTGCTTGTTTAGCTTTCCATAAAGCCCTTGAATTTCTTTTTTTCTTCATGCTGCTTTTTTATTTAAGTTGTAAACTTTTTATTGCTTCGCTGGTCTTGCGGTCTAAATATCTGACAAGGGGTTTACGTTTCCCCCTGTCTATTTCAATTTTGATGTATTCTCTTTTAGATTTCAAAACTGTTTGATAATGTTTGCCTTCTTGATCCGCGATTTCTTTTAATTTATACGCTTTCATTTTTTCCGTTTTAAAAATAAATTACGTCGTTTGTCGGCGTGCTGCCTCTCGGCATACCTCTTTGCATTTTATATTGAGATATTTTCTCGATTCCGAGTTCGTGGTGGTACTGCTCCAAAAACTCTCCGGCGTTGTCCGGTTGTCCTTCGTCCCCGCAAGTGTAAATATCTAAACTCAAATATTTATGCTCCGGGTAAGTATGGACTGCGAGGTGGCTTTCTGATAAAATATAAACTATCGTTTCGCCTGGTTTGAAGTTTTTTCTAGTTTCTGCGACTATGTGTAATTTGCACGCGTCGGCTAGTTTTTCCAAAAAATCCGGTATGTTTGGCAATTCGTTTTTAAACCATACGTCCACCCCGTAAAATTTCCCTCTTGTTTCAAATGTCATTGCTCTTGGTATTATATTATAAATTTTCGTTTGCTGGCATTATGTCTTCGTCGTCTACTGCCTCGGCTTCTATCATTGCCTCCATATCTTCCATTTCAACCTCTCAAAATGTTGCTTGAATGTTTTTTGGATCTCCTTTGTAAAATACCAAAATATCTTCGTGAAATTTTATCGTTTCCCTTGTGTCGGCAAATTCTGATTCTAATTCTAAAAGGTCACTTCATTTATAAAACACCATAACGTTTTGGTGGGTTTTTACAACTTTCCTGTTTCTCATTGCATTATTTGCTCTAAGTCCTGCGCTTCAAAAACTATTTATCAAAATTATGTCGTTGTATAGTCTCAAACCGTTCTTTTGCATGATCCTTTTTATATCGTCCACGATGTGAATATAAAAACCGTTTTTATCTCTAATATTTGACATTACTACCACGGCAAATCTATCGTTTTTTAATACTTTTGCTGCTCCCGTGAAAGAATTATCTAGTATTTGTAAAAATTCCGCATAACTTCCTTGGTTGCTGGCGTCTTTTGGGTCGTCGCTGTAAACTTCTAAATCGAAGTAAGGCGGACAACTGAAATAAAAATCTCTTGAATTTTCCTCGAAGTGTTTTAAAACGTTTTGTCCGTCGTCGCAAATATATTCTGCGTCAAGTCCTTTTTCTCTCGTTCTCTCGTTGTTTAATCTTGCTTGCTCTGGTCTCAACTCTATACCTTTGAAAGAGTGTCCCAAATGTGACGAAACATACCCAAAAACCGTATCGCCTGCGAAAGTGTCAAACGTTTTTCCTCCTTTCGGGCAAAACCATTTAATCATTATTTCTGCAAGGACTGGGTCTAAAATTGAAACTGTCCCGATAGCTGATATTTTTTTCCCTGCTCCGGTAGTCATTTTTTTAAATAATGTTTCTTGTCTGCTTTCTCCTTCGTCCTGGATTAAATCCTTCCACGTTCTTTTTCTCTCTAACCAGTAACCTTGGCGAGTATCTAGCATTGAAAATGGGGGAACTCAAAATTTATCGTTTAATATTCCGCTTCCTCATTTATATGGGTCGTCTTCCATATCAAGGTTTAAATCGTCAAATAAATCTGTCAAATCCTGGTCGCCGATGTCTTCCAACTCTATTTTTAAGTTTTCTTTGTCCCATTCGGCAAGGTCTGATAATTTATTATCTAGGATTCTAAGTTTTTTAATTGCTACTGGATCAAGGTCGCTTTTAACAATTACAGGAACAGTATCAAGTCATAATCTTTTTGCTGCTTCTGTCCTGGCGTGTCCGATTATAATTATATTATTTTCGTCAACGACTATTGGTTGTGTAAATCAAAAATCTTTTATGCTATTTATTAGTAAATCAATTTGTTTTTCCGGGTGTTTCTTATTGTTAAATTGATAAGGCACAAGGTCTTTTAATTTCTTTTGTATAATTTCCATATTTTATAGTTTTTTAGTATTAAAACGATATTATATTATAGTTTTTTAGTATTAAAACAAGTTTTATTTTTCTTGTCTTAATTTATTATTTGGAATGCTGATTTTTACTGGGGTTTTGTCTGCTGTAATATGTTGGTTTATCATATTGCAAATGGTTTCTTTTTCTCCTGGAGTTTCAATATATCAAATCCGAAGTCTTAAACTATCATCGATATAATAAACTTTAATCCCTGGCTGTTTCCAGTCTTTTTTTGTAAAATTTCTCATTATTTAATAATTTAAAATTAAAAAATTAAATTATCTAAAATTTGTTTTGCTTCATCAAATCATTTTGCGACGAACGCTTGCAGTCCTTCGGTTTCATTTAATAAGTGAATCCACTCTTTTTGCTCTTGGCTGACTGTTCCGCCTTGTTTGCGTTTCATTTCTATAAAAACGGCTTTTTTTTGTTTATTTTTCTTGTAAATAATAAAAAGGTCGGGAAGTCCTGCACGCACTCATTGTCTGATCTGTTTTACTCTCACGCTGATGTATGGTGTGCGGGTGCTGTTTGGAATTGCTGTAAATTTGCAAATTTTCCCGCTCCCCTGTAATATTTCCATATATTTTACAAAATTTTCTTGCTCCTGGTCTTCCAGGGGAATTATTCCCAAACCCTTTGAAATTCTCTCTTGGTTAGCTTTCGATAATGGTCTCATTTTGTTTTTGTAATAAAAATAATTCAAATTCGCGCCTTTTTTCTCTCAAATACATTTTATCGAGGTCGCCGTGGCACTTTATACTACAAACGAGTTTTATATTTTCCGGCTCTGTTCTAAACTGGGGATAAAGTCATTTGGACAAAACGTGCGCGAAGCAATACGTCGCAGGCTCATAAATATATTTATTGCATACCTCGCATTTGTGTTCGCGCTCGTCCCATATTTGTTTAAATACTATCTTTTCATTTTGCCCATTTTTTTGTCTCTGTTTCCTTTTTTCTCCAACTTTTTTTATTGGGGTCTTTTTCATTTTTTGCCTTTTTAGAAGATAAAGGCTTTTCAAGGTTTTGTTTTGCTTTTTTTATTTGTCCGGTTTTTGTGTCTATTTCTACCAGGTCGCCTGCGTTTATATCTTCAACGGCTGTTCCCATTGGTTTTGTTTCTTCTGCTTTTATTTTATCGATAAAATCATTTACTAGCCCGTCAAAATAAACTCCCATTGTTGCTATTTTTTCGCCCCTTTTTCCGATTAGTTTTCAAAAAAATCCTGGCTTTTTTAAAATAGTGATTTCCATTGCTTTTTTCTTTTGCTCTTGGATTATTTCATAATTTTTTATATTTCCAGGATTTACCCCGTTTTCTTTTAAAAAATTTTCCATTTTTTTTGCAACGTCTACGCCTGCCGCGATAAGTGCTTTTTCTACTACGTCCATAATTTAATCTAGTAAAGAAATAAAATCGATGTCTATTCTAAAAAATAGAAAACCGAAAGAAAAACCGATGTTTCTTACTCATTTATAAATCGCAAATTGTGGCAAAATATAAATAGGGAATAAGTCGCAAGCTGTATGAAATTTTATTTTATAGCTTTTATTTCATACATATTTAACACTTGTCGGCTCATGGTTAAATACAAAATCTTTTAAAAATAATGCCGCTTCTTTTATTTTTGTTTTTTCAAAAAATGTTTTTTTGTGAGGGTATTCCTCGATTTTTAAGCTGCTTTTAATCATAGTGTGTTTAAATTAAAAAATAAAATTAAAAGTTTTTACATAGTCTGTTTTAAAAAGGAATATCTTCGATACTGATATTGTCGTCGGTTTTTACTGATTTTTTATTGTCAAAAATTTCCTCGACGTCATCAATACTTACTCCTTCGTCCTTTTTATTTCCTCCCAAAAATTCAACTTTATCAACTAAAACATAAGTTGAATATCTTTTTTTTCAGTCGTCCCCTTCCCATGATCTAGTTTTCATTTTTCCTTCTATTAAAATTTTTTGTCCTTTTTTTATATATTTTTCAAAAAGTTCTGCAGTTTTTCCAAAAGCTGTTAAGTTGTGAAATTCTGTTTGTTGTTGTTTTTCTCCTTGTTTATCTTTGTAAAATTCGTTTGTGGCTATTGAAGACGAGGCAACCATTGTCCCGCTTTCTGTTTGTCTCATTTCTGCTTCTTTTGTGATATTTCATATCAAATAAACTTTGTTCATATTATTATAAATTATTAAATAAATTATTAAATAAATTTTCCGCAACTGGTATACTTATTGCATTTCCTATTTGTTTATATCTTTGTGAGTCTGAAACTCCTGCCGTCCAGTTATCTGGGAAGCCTTGCAACCTTTCGCATTCTAGTGGTGTAAGTTTTCTAATACTTTTGTCATTATTTACTACTTGATAACCTTGTTTTCCTGTAAACCCCATACCTGTTCAAAGAGTTCCGCAAACTCCATCATCAAAAGCTCTATTGTTATATTTATTTACAACGATTTTAGGTTGCCTATGTCATCCTTGCATAGTATTTAAACAACTACATATTTTTTCTACTAAACGAGCATTACTTTCATATTTTTTTAATTTTTCAAATACATCATTTGAAATAAAATATTTTTCTTCAACTTCTTTTTCTAAAATATCTTCTAAAAATATTTTAAGTGGTTTTTCTTCCGGATATTTAAAATTTATATTTTCTAAAGTTCAAACGATATAAATTCTTTCTCTATTTTGTGGAAGTCCATAATTTTTTGTATTTAAAATTTTATATTGAAAATTATATCAAGCTGCTTGTATTCTTTCAAAAATTGAATTTCTGAAAGTATCAAATTTTTTACTCATCAAACCTTTTACATTTTCAAAAATAAAATATTTAGGTTTTTTTATTTCTAAAATTTCTAAAAGATATTCAACTAAAACCGTGCGTCCTCATAATAAATCCTGTTTTCCTGCAACGCTTACATCTTGGCAAGGAAATCCCCCAGTTATTAAATCAAAATCGGGTAAGTTTTTAATATCAATTTTTGTTATATCTCAAAAGTCTTTCGCTCCTGGGAAGTTTTTAAGATATGTTTGCTTTGCAAAAATATCTATTTCACTGAATCCTATAAGTTCAACATTTTCTTTTCAAATTGCATTTTCAAGCGCTAAATGAAAGCCTCCTACTCATGCGAATGTATCAAATATTTTTATCATTTTCATAATGATTATAAATCTAAAATATTTTTAATTTCTCCAACGTTTATAATATCATCTTCGTCAAAATCATTTTCTTTTGCATAATTTAAAATTGCTTGTAAATCTGAAATTTTTATATTTTCCATAAATTTAAAATTTATATAATAAAATTATTCTGTTTGTTGTTTCTCATATTCTACAAAAAACGGTTTTAATCCTTCCATAAACTCTGTCTGCATTTTTTTAATATCTTGTATAAAAACGCGGGTTTCGCTTACTTCCTGGCGTTTGCTTTTAGTATCTTTGACACTGTATTCTGCAACCGCCCATTTACCTTCAAAAAACTCTTTGAGTCTTCTTACTGGTGCGCCGTATGTTTTCCCTGTTTCCGGTTTTTCTTTATAGATAAGCCCGAAACGTTTTAAAAATGGGAAGTTTCAATATTCGGTATGATCTAGATCTAGGTCTTTTTTATTAAAAACGTGTGTTTTGTTTTCAACGCAGTATTTAAAAATTTTTGATGCGATTTTTGCGTGAATTGTTGAAAAATATAATTTATAAATTTTTTGCTCTACTCCGCAAAATTTACATTTATAAATTGTTTGAGTTTTGGTGTCTTTTATAAGTTCCAAAATTTCCTCGTGTGTTGGTTGTATAATTTCTGCTGCTGTTTCAATGTCTTGGGTTTTTCCTTGCAGCTCATAAATTAGGTTTTGAATTAGCTTTTTTTTACCTCCGTCGCTTGGGGTGTCTGCCTGCTTACTTGCAAGCCATTGAATTGTCGCATTTAGCGTTTTAATATCAAGCATAGTGTTTATGTGTGTTTAATAAATTAAAATTATATTATAGTTTTTATATAAAAAAGCAAGTTTATTTTATCGTTTTTATGGTAAAAAACTATATTTTAAAAATTTTCTTGATTTTATGCGGTTTTTCATTATTATGGTGGTGCATATTGTAAAATATGTTGCATAGTGTTTATGTATTAAAAAATAAAATTATTTGTTTCCCGGGTCGGTGTGTGTCCCGGGTTTTTTTATGCTTTAATTATTTTTGTTTCTTTTTTCCTGCGGTCTTTTCCGCTTATTTCCATTAAAACTCCGTTTTCCATTAATCTTGAAGCAATACGTTTTTCGCGTTCCTCAAATTGTTTAAAAGTTAAATTCGTTGTTATAATTGTTTTTAATCCTTTTTCTATTCTGCGGTTAATCCAGTAAAGCATTTTTTCAATATATGCCGGACTTAAATCCGCTGTTCCGTAATCATCATAAATTACATTTCAAAATTTAGTTAGTGCTTCCAGTGGGAAGGTTTTAAGGCTTGCGCTCCATTCGTCCGGTGTTTTTAATCTAGCCCCTCAACTCACGATTTGCTGCTTAAATTCCGGCTCGTCTATAAAATAATCAAAATTATTAAAAATATTTTTTACTAAAAACGTTTTCCCTACTCCTACCCCTCAAAATATTATTAGTGTTTTAAATTCTCCGGTTTGTTTTAGTTTTTGCAGTTCCTCAACTGCTTTTTTGTTTTCGTCATCAATTAGTATCATTTTTTAAAAGTATGTTATTTAATAAATCCGTCCAAAAAGCTGTCCGGTTGATCCTGGTATGCGTTAGCGGGGCTTTTGCCTTTTTTTATTGGTGGTATTGTTTCCCAACGTTTATTATTCAGCCAGGTTGTCGGGTGCGGGATATATTCAGATTCTGTTTTTTCCGCGTCCCATTTTTCCGCCCATTTTTTTGCGCCAGCCACGGCGAGGATTTTTTCTTGCGTGGTTAAACAATTAAACGATTTTTCGGCTCTGCCTTTGTCTATTTTTCTTTTATATATAAGCCAAAAATTATCAAACTCGCATATATTATTATCTTTTATATTATTCTGTTTAATATATTCTTCTTTTATCTTACTATTTGGTAAGGTGGCTTTTACTATTTGGTAAGGTGCCATCTTACTATTTGGTAAGGTGGCAAGTTTAATAATTCTTTTACTTCCTCCGGCATATCTTGTTGTATCTCTTATTATTAAACCTTTTTGTTCTAAAATTGATAAACTTTTATTTATCATGTTCGGAGTTGTTTTTATTATCTCTCATAATTGCTCTGATGTAAAATAAAAACCTTGATTTTCTCTTTTATTATAAAATCTAATAAATCCATATAAAAGCCCCTCTGTTGGAGTTAATTTATATAATCAAACCTCTTCAATATAGTATGGGATAAACTCGGGTGTAAAAATATTTTCCATATTTTTTATTTCTTAAATTATAAAATACGGCTCTCTGCTTCTTTTGCTCCTTTCATAAGTTTATAAGTTATAAAAGTTGCTAAAATATAAGCTCATATAAAAATAATTGCATAATCTATTGGGATATTTATTTCCATTACTTTGTTTATTGTTTCCATGGTGTGTATATTTAAACAAATAAAACTCACGATATTTTTTATTTTGTGAGTTTTTGTTTTTGTTTTTGTATATAAAAAAGCCCTTATATCTCAACCACCAAGTTGTTTATAAGGGCTTTTTGCCTTGAAAAGCGATTTAATTATATTTATTTTTAATCGTTAATCAAGTTTTTTTGTGGTGGTTGAGATTTTTTCTACTTTCATAATATATGAAAATATTTTTAAAAGTCCAGTTATTTTTTTATAATTCAATTTCGTTTATTTCCTCTTTTATTCCGCTTTCGTTTTTTTCTTGCATTAAATCCTTCCAACTTCTTGAAGTGTCTAAACCTTCTTTAAAATCCAGCCAGCTTTCTTCTCATGAAAAATCTGAAAAAGGATTTGGTAAAAATTCAAAAGGAACATCCATTATTGCCATTATTCAAAGCCTATTTAATACGATTTTGTATATTTCCAAAAATGCTGTTATTATTTCCGGTGTTTCGTCGTAGTCAATAATAATTGGTTTCAAAGTTTTTGTATATTCCAAAACTCCTGCTGTCAAAAGCATTTCGATAAGTTCCGCATTTTTTACATATTTTTCGTATTCAATACCGTTTACGTCTGCAAGTTCTTTTAAATCTGCTTGCAAAAGTTTTCTTGTTGGGTCTTCTTTACATACAACCTTTGCGTCGCCTTTTAAAGTTTCGTCAAAAATCATTTTTGTTGGTCTCTCTCATGTTATAGCCCAGGCGATAAAAAAATATGCTCCGGCTTGTAGTTCATAGCTTGCTTTTCATTTTGTTAAATCTGCGAAGCTTCAAACTCATTTATGATCTACTATACAAATTTTTCCTTGGTCGTCTCTAACGATAAGGTCTAGCGCTCATTTTAGCGGAAGCGGTAAAACCTCCCCGTCAAGGTCGCATATTTCAACTGTTTCTTTTACTTCTGAATATAAAACCTCTTTGTAGTTTGGTATATTATCAAAATAATTTTTTACTACTGTTTCAACGTCGATTATTGCCGTTAATGGGTTTTGTGTTTTACCCCAGTCAATATATCTTGTTTTTGCTTCCTGGATTTCTTCGTCTGTTAATCCAAAACTTTTTAATAATTCAAGTTCTCTGCTTTCGATGTCATTGTGAATCAATAAAAACTTTTCAAATTCTGTTTTTTCTGCGATAGTTTTTTCGTCTTCGCCTGGGGCTAAAAATTCTTTGATGTCTTTTGGTTGTAGTTTTGCCCAGTCTTCTTGTTGTTTTTTAGTCAATTTTTCTGCTGCTATTTCTGAAAGTCCCAAATTTTCGTTTGCTCTTATTTCTTCAAATAAATTTCTTTTTGCAAATTCTGAAACTGTCATATTTTGTGCCTCGCCGTTCATTAAACTAGAATAATAATAATCAAGTCAAGCGTGGAAGGCTTTTCATATCATTAAAGCCGGTCAAGTTTTGTTGTCAAATTCAAGTCTAATATATTTTTTAAAAAAACTTTGCTCGTTTTTCATATATTCTAAAAGTCCAGATACTGAAAAATGTTTTATTGGCAAAAGTTCAACGTTTTCTTGGTTTATAATAAGTTGCATAATGTGTAAAAATTATAAGTTAAAATATAGGAAGCAAGTTTATTTTGAAACTTGCTCTTGTAATGTTTTAATTAAATCGCTTGCAAACGTAGTCGTCAAATCGTTTACGTCTCTTAATGCTGCGCCGTTAAGGCTGTATTTTCTCGCGATTATGTCGTTTAATTCAAGTGCTTTTTCTGCTCTTTTTTCTTTATATTGAGCGTATAAATCATTTATCATTGCAATTTGTTTTTCGCTTGCCATTTTTGGTTTTGCCATTGCTGCTGGTGCAGGTGCTGGGGTTTCTTTTTCTCAAATTTTTGGCGTTTCTTTTTTTGCTGCTGGTTTTTCGTCCTGGTCTTCATTATATAAACTTTCTTCGTCTTCTGATATTTCCATACTTTCAACTGCCAAAGTCCATAAATTAAAGTCCGGTGCGATACCATTTCCCAGTTTTCCTGTTCTATCTTTTGTCAGATATTTTGGGCTTGGTTGCGTATTGATTAAATGTTCGCCTGTTGGCGTTACTTCAATATGCCCTACGATGTCCATAAAATATGCGATTTTTGTTGCTGTTTTTCCGTTCAAACTTGGTGTGTATTTAATAATTTTTTGGTCGTCCCTTGCGATACTTTCTTGGGCGATCATTATTACGTGCATGTCTAAACTTCTGAATTTTCTCAAAACGTCTTCGATTTGTTTTGCTATTTCTCCCCAGTCTTGTATTTGTAGAGCGCGCCCTCTTTTTGCTTCTAGTTGTGATTTTATAAGGTCGTTTATTTCGCTTATTGAATCAATTACAACTGTTTCGTATGGATGCCCGCCTTTTACTAGGTAAAAATATAAATCGTGTAAATCTTTTAAGGTTTTTATTTCAACGTAAGGAATACGTTTATTTCAAACCGATAGCAAACCCGCTTCCGCGCTTGCAAATATTACGTTTGGCGCTGTTGCTCCAAAACTTGTCTTACCCGTTCCGCTATCTCCGTAAATTAAAGCCTTTATTTTATGGCTTGTCGGAGAATAAACTTTTATTTCCATAATGTGTTTATGTAAAAAAATAAAATAAAATTACTTTGTTTTTTGTCTGTTTATACTATCGCATAAACAAGTGGGGCGGTGTATAGTAAATAAACCAAAATTAGTATTAAAACCCATATTTTTGCCTCCATATTAGAAAATTATTTATAAAATTTTTCTGTTTTTATGTTTAGCGCTTCCGATAATTTTTTCAAAGTTGTTGGGCTTGGTGTTCTCCCTTTTTCAACTCTGTTTATGGTGTTAAGGTTTAGGCTTACCATTTTGGCAAGGGCTGAAAGTGTCAACCCTCTTTGTTTTCTAATCCTTTTTAGGTTTTCGCCTATTCTCATAAAGAATTTGTTAGTAAATAAAATTTTATGTCTTCTTGCTCTTTTTTATATCTGTTTATTTGTGTTTGTTTGTATTCCTCCGAAAACTTTGTTTTTCTTGCTGTTTGTTTAACCCGGCGGTCTAGTTTTTCAATTATTGCTTCGGCTGCTAATTTAAAAAGTGGATGATCTGCTTTTAATTCAAAACGGTCATTTTCAAAATAATCTGTCATACTGTCTGTTTCGTTTTTTACGTTGCAAATTTTTCTTATTACTTCCGGCAAATGTTTATATGCTCTGTCGTAAAAATCAATATTTTTTTCGCCGTTTCTGTCTTCGTTAAAACTCCAGTATCATTTATAATATTCTTCGCTTTTTCTGTCTTCCGTTTTATTATATCATTTTATTTTCAAACCTCCAAACGTTGGTTTTATCGTCCAAATGATTTCGTTTCCGTTTATTATCTCTTTTAATATTAGAGCGTCTTTTGTGATTTCTTGTTGCATAGTGTGTGTATTAAAAAAAGTAAATTTGTTTTACTGTTTCCCAGCTTTCATAGTATATGAAAAACTTTTTATTTGTCCAGTTTTTTTTCTACTTTTTTTATACTTTCTTTCTACTTGTCAAATTCCCAAATATAGCCTCCAGCCGTTTTCCTCTTTCATAAGCAACATTTACTAATACTGCTGTTATCAATTCAAGATTTTAATCCTGCCTGAACTCATGATCAAAATCTTTGTAAAAATTTTTTATTCAAATTATATTGTAAAACTGCCATACTTGATAAGCTATCGTCTCAAATTTTTCATTTGCTAGGATTATTTATTACAAAATAATTTTTTTGTTTTTTATCTTTCCATTTATGTTTTTCATTTTCTGATCTTGTTACCCATTCCAAATTTTCCAGTTTATTGTCTGTTTTTATTCAGTTTTTATGATTTACTTGTGGCTTACTTTCTATATTTTCAATAAAAGCCTCTGCAACTAAACGATGAACTAAGAAATTTTTAGTTTTTCAATTTTTACAAAATAAAATTTATCTATATCAACATTTTGTTTTTTTGCTTTTTAAAATTTTTTCTTTTCAATTTTTCAAAGATTTTACATTTCATAAATTACTAATTTGATAATCTTCAAAATCTTTTATTACTTTCCATACTTCCATATTTTTTATTTAAAAATTAAATTATAACTTCATTATATTTAATTTTGTCCATAGTCCAGTTAATTTATATTTTTTCGGTTTTGTTATTTGATAAATTTTTTATTGCTGCGTCTAATAAAGCCTTTGGGTCTTCGTCCTCCCCGTGTCTGATACATATTTCAAAATAGTTTTCTTTTTTTTGATTATACCATTTTATATAAACCGGTTTTGTATCTTCAAAAACTTTTTCCATAGTTTCCAAATCAACTTTTTTTAAAATCTTTGTTTCCATGTAAAAATTGTTATTAAAATAAATTTACCCCCTGTATAAATTCAATGCCTCTTGATCGCAAAGTATGATTTTATTTACAAAATGTTTTCAAAGTTTATCGCCTTCCCTTTTTATTTCTTCGTTAGTCCATTTTTGATAAATATATGCTTCATCATAAACTGGTGCATAATAAATACTCCAATCGTGAATTTGTCCGCGAACGGCAACCCAGTTTGTAAATTCTTTGACTCCGTCTCTTTTCCTCTCTAAAAAAATTTGGTCTTCTGAATTTTCTAAAATTCAAGTTGCTATTATTGAAAACGGCTCTGCATTTTCTAAAAGTTTTTTTGTTATCATTTTTTTTAAAATTATAAATTAAATTATTTTATATAAAATTTTTTTATTAAATCATTAAATCTTTTTGTTTCTGATAAATAAAAATCAATTTTACTTTCAAAATATTTTATAGCATCTTTTTTACAGTCCTCTTTTGTTTCAAAAATTTCTGTTCATATTTCGTTTTTTTTAAAATTTGTTTTATAAGTTTTGTTATTTTCTACTATTACCATTTTTTCTGTTTCTTTTATGATTTTTACTTCATAAATATCATATAAATCTGTAATAAATAAAGTCTTCATAGTGTGTAAGTATTAAAAATTAAAAATATATTTTAGCGTATATTCTTACAAGCCCGTTTTTCTTTTTCGTTTGCTTCATATTTTCTATTGGTTAGAGTCTGCCGTGCAAATTCTTACTCATGAGCTACATTCTAGTTTTAAAGTCTCATAATCGCTGTTGCTTATGTAAGCAATGCAATAAATAATTGTAAATATAATTAAAGCTGTTTTAATTTTTTCAAAAATAGCTTTCTTTTCTCTTTTAGTCATTTTTCGAATAATTAAGATTTAAAAATTTAAAAAGTTTTTTTAAAATAAGTCTTTGCTCGTCGCTCTTGTGATAAAACATTTTCTCGTTGTCGATTTCAAAATATTTTATCGGGCTTCAAGCCATAGCGCGAATATTGCATTTTTTGCCTTCTATTCTGCAAATTGCTTTTACTGCTTTTTCTACGTCTGTCATGATCTTATTTCTTAAAAATAAATTTTTTTATTTCTGCGGCTGTTATTTTTACCGCTACGCCTGTTTTTATGTTTATACTTCCCATACCTTTTACTAAAATCCCTGTTTCCTGGTATATTTGGCGGGCTTGCTCTAATAGTCCCGCCGTGATATTTATAGTCGTCATTTTAATAGTTGTTAA